GCGTGGGCGAACACGAAGTCCACCTGCGCCTTGATCAGCGCCGGAAGCTCGACCTTGACGCCGATCTTGATGACCCGGGCTGCGACTTTCGAGTCGTCGCCGTCAGGACCGACGGTCTCCTCGAGGTCGACCTCGTGGTAGATCGATCGGGTGGGCGGGTAGTAGCGGAGCACGTCGATCGGCTGGGTGACCGCGTGGAAGCCCGAGTGGCACAGGCTCACCGGTCCGTCGTGCTCGTAGGTCTGGCCCTCGGCGAACTGGAAGCCGCGGCAGGTCAGGTCCGGGTTGAAGCCCTTGATGGCGTGGACGGTGGTTGCGGCCGGCTCGGCGGCCTTCTTGGTGGTCATGGCACAGGCCTTTCAGTCGCAGGGTCGGGTCAGGTGGGACGTAGCCATCACGAGGAGGTAGAGGCGCGGGTCGTCGTAGCCCGCCAGGTTTCCGATCTGCACGGTCTCCTCGTGTCCGAGCGCAGCGCACCGGATCTCCGTGCTCATGCCGGCACCCCCCACACGGACTCACGCCACCGCGTCAAGACCAGCCGCACCGAATCCACCGCCACCACAGCCGTCACGGCGTCACCGCAGAACTGCTCCAACGCCCGCTCCAGCTGGTCACGCTCGGACTCGGCGTCGCGACGCTTCTCCGCCTCGGCCTTCACCTCGCTTCGAGCCGTGTCGAGGTCGTCGCGCAGGTCCGCCATCTGCCGGGCCCACGTGTTCCGCTCACGACCCAGGGCCTCGAAGGCCGCACGCTCCTCGTCGGTCATGGGGTCACCGCGGCGACCCGGCCGCCAGCGACCGCCTCATCCAGCTGCGTCCGCACCATCACGTCCTGCGTCATGTCCCCAACCCCTTCTCGATCCCAGTCCAACCAGTGTAACGCGGAAGCGTGTTACACAACAGTCACGGAAGCGACTTCGGCGTGCCGTCCCGACACGTCTTCGAGTTCGCGCCCGTCGCGTCGTTCGTCGCCCCACACACAGGGCACACCCACCAGTGACACGTCGGCGACGCACAGTGCCTACGCACCAGCGGCATGACCGCACGAGGCCGGTTGCACGCCGTGCACAGGGAACCCGCCCTCGGGTCGTTCGGTCGCTTCATGCTGTCCTCCTGACATCGCCGGCCATCACTGCGAACAGGTCGGACGCCGCCACCGAGAGACGCTGCACGCCGTCCACGTCGTCATCCGGGATGCCACTGGACCGCAGCTCGTCGGCCAGCCACTGACCAGCCAGCAGCCACCGCTCCGCGGTCGTGCACGCCCGGTACCCAGCGGGCGTGATCCACACCCACCCCTGGCTGTGATGCAGCACCGGCACGTCAGCCGGGTCACGCCACTGCGGCACCAGCCACCCATGAGTGCGCGCCTCAGCCCGGTGCGTCTCCACCCAGCCGTGGCACAACGTCGTCGCCGAGCCGCACAAGATGACCGCGTTGACGGGGGAGGCCGTGACAGGGTCCTTCGACCCGCCCATCCCACGCGGCCGCCGATGCTGCACAGACCAGCCGCGTCCACGGTCCTCGACCCGCACGGGCCGGCCGCAGCGCGCGCACCGGTTGTCGTCGCGCGCGAGGATGAGCCGCACCGTGGCCGGCGTGAACGCCCCGCTCACGCCGAGCCTCCATAGCCGCCGGCCTGCAGAAGATCAGCAGCCCGCTCCGTAGCGATCAGGGACCGGCCGTAGCCGATCCGCTCCCGAAGCGCCCAGATCGACTTCTGCGCAGCGTCGACCATCGCGTCCGCGATCAGCGACTGACGCCACAGCGTCTCGAGCGCCGGATCAGCGGCGGCGATCGTCTCAGCCTCCGCGATGGACTTCGAACCCTCCGCGCGGGCCCGCAGGATCCGCCGGGCCCGCGCCGACTTGTAGTCGACCTCCGCGTTCGCACGCGCCTGCGCGAGCTGGTCGTACTCGCGGGTCTTCATCTCCAGATCGCGGCACAGGGACGCGACCTGAGTGCCCGTCGATGGGCCGGCGGTCACTGGTCCAGCCGCCGCTCATGCCACTCGGTGTCGGCGGCCTCCATCGCGGCCTCCCACGCCGGGTCCGCGACGGCGGCAGCCTCACGGTCGTGGCGCTCAACGGCCAGGACGTCACGGAAGGTGTCACTCATTGGTCAGCCCTCCTGAGCGCGCGGCGTTGATCTATGATCGAACTGCGGGTCCGCCCCAGGATCAGCGCGATTTCTACCAGTGTGAGATCGGAACGCGCAGCTATTTCGCGCTCAGATGGCGTCCATCGAGCCCGTGCTCGGTAAGCATTGGCCCGGGTGTAGGCGGCGAGGTCCGCATTCCGAGTCCGGCGAGCGGACGCAACCTCAGGTCTCTGATCCCGTGCGGCAGCGGCGGCGAGGAACGCCGCACGGTTCCGCTCTCGGTAGGTACGTTGCGCGAGCCTCTCTCGTTCGGGGTCCTCAGCCCGCCTCTTGGCGGCGCTCTTGCGCTTCAACTCGCGCGCCTGCGTCGGGTGTGCTAACTTCCACTCCCTGACGCGCGCGCGGGCGCGCTCTAGTTGCTCTGCGCGCCTTTCAGGACTCATCCGCGCGCGGTATCGACGGTTTCTCTCAGCGCTAGAAAGTGCCATCGACCCGCTCCAACCGGCCAAACCAGGCGCGGATTGCCTTCGCGCCCTCGGTGGTCAGGTCAAGACCGCGACCCTCAGCCACGGCCCGAAAGTGCACGTACTCGTCCTCGGTCAGCTCGACGTGCACGAATCGCGGCGCGCTCGGGGACTCCCGTGTGTGCTCACGGACGATGGTCGGCCCATCGGCGCGAGGGGCAACCCTCGTCGGCTCGGGATCGAGAGACAAAGGACGAGGCCGTGGGGCCACGGTCGTCACGAACCGTGGCGGCACACCGTTGTCGATCTGGCGGGCGATAAGCACGGCCCGCTCCGGTCCCACACCAGATCCAGCACCCAGCACAGTGACCATGTCCGTCGGCGCCATGCCCTCGGCGCGCATCGCCGCGACGGCCCACCCCTGCGCCTCGGCGGTCAGCAGCCGGGTTCCGCGCATCCGGTCCTGCCACGCCTCGGAGAACGACGCGTAACCCAGCGGCTCCCACGCCCTCGTCTCCACAATGCGGCGGAGCGCCCGCTCGAAGTTCCCCAAGGTCGTTCGGAGGTCGATCCAGAGAGCATCCGCTTCGCTCACGGTGATCAAGTCCGCGGACATCAGGCAGCACCGCCCGACTCGAACTCGACCCGGCTCACGGGCCGCCAACCCGGGAGGACGCCGCCGCAGGCCGTTCCCGGCTTGGGCATGGCGGCGGCGTGCCGACCGGACAGGACGTTGCGGACCCGCGGGCCCATGGCGGCCCGGCCGGGCGCCCGATGGCTTGGCACCGGCATGTCCACCCGGAACTCGATCACCACGCCCGGCAGCGGGTACGCCACGTACGCGGTCGGGGTGACATAGGCGGGCTTCTTGCCACCGAACGCGAGGGCCGCGGTGTGCGCGTGCGGTGCCGTCCGGTACGTCGCCGTCAACGTCAGGACGTTGAGGAGGTCGACGGAGCGGGTGACCACGCGCGGCTCGGTCGCTTCCAGGCGGAGCTCGACCTCCTCCATCGGGGTCAGGAGACGCGTGACCATCAGGGCTCCCGGCGGTAGGTGACGAGCGCCGATGGCGGCGTCGGGATGTGGTGGGCGCGCCCGTAGGCGCGACGCTCCGCGCGGCCCATGTACTCGATGCGGGGCTTGACCGGCTGCCCGATGCTGTCGAGCTTGCCGTCGGCGAGCGGGTCAGCGTGCCGCACCAGGGTCTCGGTGGTGCGGTGGGGGATCTGCGCGAGCCAGGCCGTGACACCGTGGGCTGGGCGACCCGACGGGCTCTGCGTGCGCCGCCGGCGGATGCTGATGGGGGTCATCGTGATGCTCCTTCGATAGGGGGGGAGAGGTGCGGAGGCTCAGTCCTCGACGACCTCCGCGTCCACGACATCGCCGGAGTCGCCGTGCTGCTGGGGCTGCGCGACAGCAGCCGCACGGTCAGTGATCGCCGCCTGCACACGCGTGCGCTCCGGGCCCTTCGGGATCGACGCGACGGCCTCCGTGTAGAGCGCACGCAGCGCATCGGCATCCGTGAGAGCAGCCACCTCGGCAAGCCAGTCGCGGCCCGGTGAGGCGGCCGGGACGACCTGAGGCGCAGCCACCGGCGCCGGCGCCTCGACGTCGACCTGGGACATCTCCTCAGCCGTGTAGAGGCCCGACAGATCCATGGGGAACGCCTTGCGCAGCGCCAACGCCTCCGCGCACTTCGCGATCATCACCGCAGGCTTCGACGCCCACAGCCCCGTCAGGACCTGCCCACGGGACTCCCTGTCCCACCGAGTCGACGCGTACTCCCGGAACAACGCGACCGCGTACAGCGGCTGCGCGAAGCCCCTCCGCAGCACACCGACGCGGGCCGCGGTCGGCGGTTCCGCCTCCAACCAGACGTCCCGCCACGCCCCGTCCGGGCCGCACCACTCGGGGCCGACCTGACCGGTGTACTCCCCGGACCGCTGCGCGACGATCCGCAGTCCGTCGATCGACGCCTGGATCGTCCACTTCGTCGTTCCCGTCGACCTGTCGTTGCGGCCGATCATGTAGATCTGCCGCGCGAACGGGTCCAGGCCGGTGCGCTGCGCGAAGTTCAGGAACACCAGCTGGTCACCCGGAGGGGCCGCGCCGACGCCGATCTGTGCGAGCGCGGCCACCTGTGCCGCCGTCCACTCCGCCTGCCCCGGCACGACGGCCAGCGCCGACGAGGCGGGATGCTGGATCACCTGCGCGCCCTCGTCCAGACGCGTCACCGCTGCTGCCCGTGCGTTCACGCCACCTTCTCCTTCGACTCGACCGGAGCGAACCGGCGCGTGGGAGACCCCTGCACCGTGAGCTCCGCCTCCACCTCGACCCGCGGGCGGCCCGTCAGCTCCGCGAGCCGACCCACCGCCGCGGCCTTGTCGAACTGCCGCCGGCCCGCGACCTGCTGCCACCGGAGCACCGGACGCCCGTGCACGGTCAGGAACTCCCGTTCCCCGATCCGCGCCTTCAGTCGCGTCTCGATCGCCTCCCGCTCGGCCGCGTACTGCACACCGAGGTCCCGGATCTCCGCGAGGCGGTCAAGGTCATCGAGCACCATGTCCGGGATCGGCAGGTCGTAGACCTCCGCCGCGGACTCGGGCGTGACCGTGGGGAACCGGGCCGCGACCTCGTCAGCGGTCACCGACGCGTAGTCCACCGGCGGGGGAGTGCGGGACTCCACCAGCGCCCAGAACTCGTCCGCCGCTGCCACCAGGTGCGCGATCACGGCCTCATCGGCGGGGAACGGGCCCAGCACGCGCGTCTGCTTGCCGACCTTCGCGGCGAACCATCCGTGCGTGCGGCCCGTCACGTGGCACGCCCACATCAGCTGCACGTACGCGTGGTCGGTGATGTCGCCCCGCAGGACCGTCTTGCCTGCGTCGGACAGCGACTCGTGGTCCTTGACCTCGAGCACGCCGCCGTCGGCGGTGAACCGGTCCGGGTTGACCATGTGGTGCGGGTGCACCCGGTGGGCGTAGGTGCCGGCGCGGCGCGTAGCGATCCCCGTGATGGCCTCGAAGCGTTCCGTGGTCAGGGCCTCGGTCTGCTGGCCCCACCACTGCGCCTCCGACGGCTCCTCCACGATCCGCGGGTCGGTCTTGTCCTGCCACACCCCGAACGCGTTGCCGTACTTGTTGTGGCCCAGGATCGTGGCGATGTCCGACCCGCCGATCCCCCGGGTGCGGACCCGGAGCCACTCGGCCCGGTCCGCTCCGACGGGCAGGACCAGGCGGCCGGCGGGCGCCGACCAGGGGCCGCTCACCGCAGGCCTCCACGGGTGCCCTGGGTCGCGTCCACGAGGGCGCGCAGGTCGTCGTAGTCGACGTCGTCGCTGCGGCACTCACGCACCACCGCTGACGCAGCCGCGTCGAGCAGCCCCGCGTCCTCCTCGCCGCTGCTGCGGCGCTTCCTCCACCCGAACATCACGTGCGCTCCCTCATCTCGGTACGGCTTTTGCTGAGTGCCCCGGTGGGCTTCGACACCCGCCGGGGCTCCCGGGTCAGGCCCCCGGGTGGGCCGGTAACGCCCGGTCGCGTTACACGTCATGCCGTCTGCTGCTGGCGCTTCAGACGTGCGATGTACTCCTCGATGTCGGCGGGGTCGTACCGGTACGCGCACGTCCGACCCGACCCGGTCTTCATGGCCGGGATCTCCTTGCGGCGCGTCTTCGTGCGCACCGTCTCGGGGTTCAGCCGGAGCCTGTCGGCCACGTCCCAGACCGTCATGAGCGCCTTCACGCCGCCTCCTTCGTCAGGACCGACACCGGCACCCGCAGCGCCTTCGCCAGGCGAGCGGTGATCTCCGGCGACGGCTCACGGCGCCCGTTCTCCAGGTCACACAGGTACCCGAGCGACATCCCCGGCGGCCTCTTCTGTCCGGGCGCCGGCGGGACGACCCGCGCGAGCGAGGTCAGCGAGTGCCCGTCCTTCTCCCGGATCACCCGCAGCTCCCACCAGACGACCGGCTGCTTCGGCTGCTTCATGGATCTGACTGTAACGCGGAAGCGCGTTACACGCAACAGCGAATCTCAGCGAAGTCCCCCGGCCGGACGAGTCGGACGCGCGTCCACGTCACTGACCTGCGATGTTCGACAACTACAGCCGTGTGATTGCGAAAGGTCGAGCCTGCACGCGGACTAGCGTTCGCAGCCCTACGCTGGGCAGGGTGGGCGACATGACGAGACCGAATCCGCCACCAGTGGTCCGGGCCATCGAAGCCCGGCGAGACCTCCTCGGCATCACGATCGCCGAGGCAGCCCGCCGAGCCGGCATCGGCCCCGACCAATGGCGCCTCTACACCCGCGGTTGGCGTGAGACCCGCGGCCAGATCACCCCGACCCGCTACAAGACCGACACGATCGCGTGGATGGCGTTCGCCGCCCAGATGAAGCCCACCGAGATCACCGGTGGGCGGCTGGAGGAGGAAGTCGCCGCACGGCTCGAGGTGCTACGCGGTCAGGGCCTGGCGGCCGTCTCCGACTCGACCCTGGTCGACGAGCTGCGGCAGCGCCTCGAAGGGAGGACGAGCTCAACGACCTCCGGGATGTCGATGGCGCAGTCGGCGGTCCTCGCGTTGCTGATGGACGCGCCGGACACGACCACCGTGGGGGACGTGAAGACCAACGCGCGAGTGATCACCGGAGACTCCGACGACCCGCTGCTGCAGCCGAAGCCCCGACGCCGGCAGGACCAGTCGACGCTGAGGCTGGCTGCTCGATCTGGTGAACCCCGCCCGGGCCCGAAGCAGCCAGGGGAGGAGTCCCAGGACGACGGGGGCTTCGACCCGGCCTGAGTGTCCGAGGCGGCCGCTACCGTCCTGGCCATGACACAGCAGGGGGCGCAGGGGTCGGTCTTCCATCCGTGGCATCGACTGAGGTCGCTGTCGAACATCGACTTGTCGTGGCGGCGCACACCCGGCCGGCTGGGGGAGACCGACGGGGCGCAGGTGATCCGCCTGCACCCCGACCAGCTGCAGGTGCAGCGCCGCTGCACCCTCGCGCACGAACTGGCGCACGTGGAGCTCGGGCACACCGATGGCGCGTCGCCGGCGCAGGAGCGGGCGGCACGGATGCTGGCGGCCCGGTGGCTCGTTGACCTGGACCAGCTCCTGGCGGCGCTGCGGTGGGCTGACGACCTGGCGACCGTTGCGGACGAGTGCTGGGTTGACGAGGAGACGCTCATGGCGCGTCTTGACGGACTGACCGATGGGGAGCGGGCACAGATCGCTGCGCTGCACGCGGAGGTGGAGTGGGGATGCTGACCGACGCCGAGAGGGCGGTCCTGGGTGTGGAGCGGCGCCTGTGGGTGCACCAGGGGGCGAAGGTCGGGGCGATCCGCGCGGAGACGGGTCTGTCGCCGACCCGCTACTACCAGATGCTGAACGCGCTGCTCGACCGAGCGGACGCGTTGGAGTACGACCCGGTGACGGTCAACCGACTGCGCCGGATCCGAGGGAGGGGCACACGATGAACGCCGGACGAAGCATCGCCACCGTGGCTGTCGTAGCGGCGGTCGCGATGGGGTTCGGCGCCTGCAGCAGCCCGCGGCCCGAGTCGCCGCAGAAGCCGGCGATCCTCCAGGCCCTCGACCCGTGGGCCGAGTTCATCACCGACGTGACGCAGCAGAGCGAGATCACGGCTGTCGTCGAGACGACCCTCAGCAGCACTGACGACCTCGACTACGGGCCGGCCATCGGAATGTGCGACACGATCGCGATCACCGACGACCTCGACCCGGTGGAGGTCGTCATCATCGAGTCCGCTGGCGGGAAGACGATGCGCTCCTGCCTCGTCGGCCTGGACTGACGTCGATGGCGCATGTTGAGGACCGATGGACCACGCCGAGCCCCGCCGGGAACGGACGCACCCGCACCGACCGCTACGGCGTGGGCAAGCGGTGGCTGGCGACGTGGGCCGAAGCCGACGGCGTCCGCCGGCGCAAGGCCTTCACCACGAAGAACGCCGCTCTTGCATGGCTCGAAGACGTCGGTGTTCAGCAGCGGACCGGCACCTACATCTCCCCGGCGGCCAGCTCGACCACGGTCCGCGCGGTGGCGGAACGCTGGTACCTCGAGCAGGTGCACCAGCGGGCGACGTCACTGCGGCAAGTCCGGGGCCGGCTCGACCGGTACATCCTGCCGACGCTCGGCGATGTGCCCTGGTCGGCGATGACCCGGGGCCGCGTGCAGGCCGCTGTCACGGTGTGGGCGGGCAAGCTCGCGCCGTCGACCGTGCGCGTGACCTACGTCTACCTGGCGGGGATCTGCACTCTGGCTGTCGAGGAGCGGCGCATCCACACCAGCCCGTGCCGGCGGATCAACCTGCCGCCGGTGGAAGCCGGGCCGATCGTCCCGCTCAGCGTGTCGACCGTGCAGAAGGTCGTGGACGGGGCTGACCCGCGCTACCGGCCGCTGTTCATCCTCGCGGCGGCGTCGGGCCTGCGGATCGGCGAGCTCGTCGGGCTCACCTGGGACCGGGTCGTCGATGGCGAAGACGGCACCGCGGCGCTGCGCGTCGACCGGCAGCTGCTGCGTTCAGGGTCGGCCACGGCGCCGAAGTGGGGGCCGCCCAAGACCCCCGGGAGCGTGCGGACGGTGCCCATCGGCAAGACCACCCGCGCCGTGTTGGGTGACCGTGGCGAGGGCCTGGTGTTCACCACCCGCCGCGGCGGGGCCATGATGCCGAAGGTCACGTGGCAGGTCTGGCACGCTGCGGCGGACCCGGCCGGGATACCCGCGGGAGAGGCGTGGCATGCGCTGCGGCACTTCCACGCGTCGCTCCTCATCGCCGGCGGCGCCTCCCCGGTCGCTGTGGCGCATCGCCTCGGCCACCGGAATCCGGCGGAGACGCTGCAGACCTACGCCCACCTGTGGCCCGACGACGATGAGCGCATGCGTGACACGGCGGACGGCGTCGTGCTCCTACCCAGGTCTGAGGACGATCTCGCAGCCTCCGCAGAGCCACCGGCGGCGTAGAGGCGCAGGTCAGAGGCCGTTCGCGCAGAACCCGGCGTATCGACTGACTCATCCGCACCATAGGGGCCCGGACCTGCACATTCACCGCCGCGCGCGCCGGGTGATGGGGGCTGGTCGAACATCTGTCCGTAGCCGCTGACCTGGGCTTTCTGTCTCTTGCTGTGTCTTCTAGCCTCCGTGGAGCCACCATGATGAGCGCCCCCGACAGGCCCGCCGAGCAGGTTCTCTCCGCTGCGGCGGCGATGGACCGGGCCCGCGCCGAGGGCCTGCCGGACGAACTGCTGGCGACGATGCTCGCAGCACGGGACGCCTGGTGGGAGCAGGGCCCCTGGCCGGACCGGATGGACCTGGCGGCGGTGCTGGCGCATCCGGCGTCGCGGATGGTCGACGAGGTGCTGTGGCGGGCCATCCGCCGGCGGGTCGCACCCCGTCCGTAGAGTCGGGTCAGCGAGGGGCTGGACGGTTTCGACGGTCACCGACAACCGCATGCGGACGTGGGCCGGACTCGGGTTCGACTCCCGGCAGCTCCACTCACTCGGTGATGAGCCGCAGCCCGTCCCAACGGCCCTGGTCGTCGACCGTGAACGTCAGTAGGCCGGCCTCCACGTCGGCGCCGCCTTGTCCGTTCGCCCACCAGGCTGAGCCGTTGTCCAGGGTGGGGGCCTGCATCCACCATCGGGCCTTGCCGTCGATCGCTCCGGACGGCTGCACGCGCAGATGATGGAAGTGCCCGGAGACGAGGATGCTGGCGGCGGCGAGGGGCCCACCGCCGTGCGTCTGCTTGGCCCACCAGTCGGGCAGCCGGTCCGGGGTGTTGGCCTGGTGGCCGTGCGCCATGCCCACGACCGCGCCGCGGACCTGCAGGGCCAGAGACTCCACCCACGGGTCCGGGATGACGAACGTCACGTCATCACGGCCGGCCATGCGCATGGCGCGGGCGACGGTCTTGTGGGTGAGGATCCCGAAGTCGTCGCCCGGGCGCCCCAATCGGTCCTTCCCGCGTCGCCAGGCACCGTGGTTCGACGGCACCGTGGCCACACGGGTCCAGGTGTGCTTGGCCGCGACCATGGAGACGATCTCGGTGAGGACGACCTGTGCGAGGTCCAGCTGATCCGGCAGGGACAAGTCGTCGGTGTGCAGCTGGCTCCCGGTGTTCTCGAAGCCCTCCGTCAGATCGCCCGGGTCAAGCACCAGCGCGTCCTCGCACCGCTCCTGCCGCATCACGACCTCGAGCCCAGCCAGCAGCTGCTCGACGCGGGCGAGGAACGCCGGAGTCCCGCCCCGATGGTCGACCTTCCCGACCTGCGCATCCGACACCACGACCACCCGGGTCCTGCTGGCCGTGGCCTTGGTGGGGCGCCGGCGGTTGCCGCGCACGACCCGGACGAGGCCAGGCAGGTCACCGTCAGCCCGGACGGACTCACGGTCACGGATGCCGAACCGCACGTACACCAGCGGCTGCTCAGGGTTGCCCCAGTAGCGGACCTGCTGGATCTCCACCCGCCGCGCCTCGGGGATGTCCAGGGTGGTGACGCGCTTGATCTCGGCCCGCCACGCGGCCTCATCCTCGGGGATCTCCGTGACCTGCACGGTGACCTCGACGGGCTCACCAGCCTCATACCGCACCCCCGGCTCGAAGCCCGAGGGGGCGGAGCGGATCGGGCTGATGTGGGGTGCGACCTGCGCGGCCCGGACGTCGTCAGCGAGTCCCACAGGAGCAGTCCCCCCTGCGGTGACGCGCGACGGTCTGCTGTCGCACCACGTGGCCCTCAGCTGTCAGAACCCGCGCGATCGCCGCCGCTGAGAGCGCGCGATCCGCGAGGACAGTGTCGAGCTCAGCCCGGTCGGACCCGCTCAGCTGGTCCTGGATGAGCGCGATCGAACAGGCGAAGCCAGGGTCTCTCTGCGCCGACTGGACGCGATCTCGCAGGCTCACGAGTCCTCCCTCATCAAGGGCAACCCCACCGTCAACCGCACCACACTGGCCGGCAGGCCCGTGAGCCTGCACACCCACGCCACCAGGGCCTCGATCGTCTCCTCGGCGTTCACTTCCCCGAGGCAGCGGAGCGGGCCTCATCGAGCGCAGCCCGCAGAGTCGTCACCTGCTCGGACAGGAGCTCCGCGTAGGCGGCCCAGTCGACGACCGTGGTCGGCTTGTCGCGGCCCTCGATCAGGTTCTGCAGCTTCGACACCAGGGCCACCGTCGCGGCGCCCACGACGCCGATCGCAGCCACCAGGCCAGCCGGCAGGGACATGCCTGGGTTGATCTGCGTGAGCCACGCGTTCACCGCGGACTCCACCGGTGGGATCGCCAGCACGGTCACCGCCAGGGCGGTCGCGGTCAGGCCCTGCAGACCGGTGCGCAGAGCACGCTTGGTCGACTCCCGGATGGTCTTCCACCGGTCGGTGACGGCGATGTGGGACATGGTGACCTCCTCAGGTCAGTCGGTGAGGGTGTGACGGTCGGGTGGGGGCGGGGGCTTGCCCGCCCAGATGTGCGCGCGGAGTTCGTCGATGTACACGCGGTCGGCCTCCCGCTGCCGCTCAAGCGCATCCACACGCACGGCCAGCGCCTCGCGCGCGGTGCGCTCATCGGCCAGGCCATCGCTCAGCTGGTCGATCAGTGCGTCGCGGTCGGCGATGGTGTCGCGGCGTCCCGACGCCTCGTCCTGGCGTGCGCCCCGCTCATCGGCGCGGACCCCAAGGCGGTACGAGACGCCGGCGGTGATCGCGGCGGCGAGGACCGTCGAACCGAGGAGCGCGGCGAGGGCCGCGAGGGCGATCTGGACGCCGCTCACGATCGAGCTCGTCGGCGGACTCGGATCGCCATCGCTGAGGTGCGGCTGGCGAAGACGCTCAGGTCCAGGGCGCGCAGCAGGCAGGACAGCGCGGCGATGGTCATGACGGCCGCGGGGGCGATGCGACTCGGCAGGTCGTCCACGGTGGCCCACACGCCGACGGCTCGGGCCGCGAACGCGAACGCCAGCGCGGCGGAGGCGACGAGTTCCCAGCGCCAGCGCCACGCGATGACGGCCAGGGCCCCGATCGTCCCGGAAGCGAGCGCGAGCCAACCCCACACCAGCACCCACGGCACACCCACGGCGTCCGCGATGACGTCGGAGCGGACCCACACGTCACCGATGCCCACGACCACACCGAGGGCGTAGATCGCGACACGGGCGAGCCGGCCCGCGACCTGAGCCCAGCGGGGCAGCCCCGAGTCGGGCATGGTCACGGGCACCCCCATCCCCAGCTGATGGTTGCGTCACGGATCGGGTCCAGCACCAGCCAGACCACGCCCGCGAGCGCCACCGCGGACAGCAGGGCGCCGAGCAGTACGCCGGCGGCGATGGCGGCCATGTCGCGGATCACGAGATGCCCAGAGCGCGACGCGTCTTGGGTCCGCAGATGCCGTCGACCTCGAGAACGGCGCGGCGCTGGAACTCGCGGACGACGGCCTCGGTCGCCGGTCCGTAGAGACCGTCGACCGTGAGGCGGGAGTAGGCGGGGTAGTTCTTGTTGAGGACCCGCTGGAGCGCCGACACCTCGGCGCCGCTGGATCCGCGTCGCAGCACGGCACCGGAAGCAGCGGGGGCCGGCGCGGGCTTGTTGGCGGCGAGGTCGCGTGCGAGCTCGGTCTGGGTTGCGGGCCCGGCGAGGCCGTCGATGACGAGGCCGTTGGCGAGCTGGAAGGCGCGCACCGCGGCGAGAGTCGCCGGGCCGAAGGAACTGTCGAGCGCGCCCGTGTAGTAGCCGAGCGTCTTGAGGCCGGTCTGGAGCGCCAGGACCGCGGGACCGGTGTCGCCCTGCTGGAGCCAGTTCTTGACGCCGCCACCGTTGCCGACGGGGGCCGTGGTAGCGGGTGTGGTGGTGACAGGGGTCGTCGTCCCACCTGCGAGCGCCAGCGCCAACTCCAGGACGCGCGGCATCTGCCCGATCTTCGCGTTCCCGGGGCAGATCTTCCCGGCCGACTTCGAGTAGCGCATCCCGCCGCCACGCTGCTCACGACCGGCGAGGATGGACGGCAGGGCCGGGAAGTTGCCGTTGATGCCGAGGCGGTGCCAGGACAGGCCCTTCGACTCCTCGCCGACCTTCGAGGACGTGGCGAGCCGGAGCGGCACCTGCGGGGTCTGCTGGTGGACCCACCAGGCGATGTACGCGAGGGCGCGGAGCTGGCCGTCGTCCCACGGCTCAGCCTGGGCGTTGTTCACGCCGCCCTGGGTCTCGACCGAGAACGTCCCGTCGTTGCCGTCCAGGTCGGCTGCGGAGTAGTTGTCCAGCGGGAGGTACTGCTCGATGGTCGCCATCGCGCCGGCGGCGAGCTGCTCAGCGGTGCTCTTGCGGACGTAGGCGTGGGAGCAGACGCCGGCGCCGGAGAAGTAGCCGAACAGGCTGGACGCCTCGGACACGGCGACGTGGTCGTTGACCCGGTTGTGGAAGGGCCGCGGGCCACGGTGGTGCTTGGGGATCTCCTTGCGGATGGCCTCTGGCATCCAGAGCAAGTACGTCACGGTGGCCCTCCACATGCTGTGTGCTTCCTGACGCACACCATGTGGGGGTGGGTGTCACACGCCCCCTTGCCGCTGCCGCAGTGGCCACGAGCCACCATGGCCACCGGCCTGACGCTGCCGCAGCGGCCACCCATCCGCACCGGACAGGGACTGACGCTGCCGCAGCCGCCACTGCCCTCCACCCGGTGTCACGACCCGGTACCGGGGTGGCCGGTACACCGCCGACGCCTCAACGACGGCGAACTCCACGATCGTCTGATACGCCGTGACGGCGCGATCCCCGGACTCCGGCGCCGGATACTCAAACAGCGCCGGCGGCCCCCCACCCTCCCAGGCGGACGACACCGTGAACGCCGACGGCTGCCCCAACGGCAGCACGCACTCACCGCTGGCGACATCACTGCCGTCGCTGATCACGCTGGCCTGAGCGATCAGCGACCCACCCAGCAGGGTCCCGACATCCGGGAACGACCCCACCCCGATCGACCCCGGGTCGGCCCCATCCAGGCTGGCCACACGCCGCACTGACCCGGTGATGGCGAAGCTGCTCAAGATCCCCGACACCCAGGTCTCCTGGACCTCAGCGATCGTCTCGCAGGAGACCACCACGGTCGCATCCGACACGTACTGGCCGTCACCCTCGAACTCGACGGTCGCCCCGTCAGGAGCCGTATCGGGTCCGACCTGCGGATAGGAGGCGGGTGAGGCTGTGACCCAGCCGATCCCGCGGTGGAGCTCATACCACGGCGGACCATCCCCGGTCAGGCCACCCGACGTGGCGCGCGTCAACCCGGCCCGGCCGAACCACGCCAGAGTCGACGCGGGAATGACACCTTCCACCGACCCGGCGGCCCCGGAGCGGACCTGCGACCACGACAGCATCATCGGGTTGTACAGGCCAACCCAGCCGCCCGGGAAGGTGTCTCCGGAGAACAGTCTCTGCTCGACACCAGCCGTGAGCGCAGCGTCCACCGGCAGCGTCTGATCCGGGGGCTGCACCCATGGGCCCTTGCCCATCAGTCCACCCCGGGCCAGAACCGGCCCTGCACGTAGCAGCCGCCCGCAGCGATGAACGCCACCCACAACCACGGCGGCTGCGTGGACGCGAAGTCCCACCCGGAATCGTCGACCAGGCGCCCAGTGACGGGCGCCTCAGTCTCACCGTCGGGGCTCGTAGCCTCACCGGGGTAGTAGCCGGCGGGCTGCGTCGCCCACCCCCACGACATGAGCAGACCAGCCTGATCAACCTCGTCAGTCGACCAGGGGTTGTTCGACGCCGTCAACGGGTTCCCCACCACGCTCAGCAGCCGGGCCGCGGTGATTGGTCGGTCGAACACCGCGGCGGAGAACTGGCGGGCCGGCCCCGACGTGGTCAGCTCGGTGCGCGACACGGACCCGTAGGCGCCGAACGGGATCCGCACCACGCTCCACAGGTTGGAGAACAGGGCGAACCGGGGTACCTGCCCGGCGGGAGACTCCGCGTCGAACGTCGACCTGGCCTCCGTGATCGATCCCTGGTTGAGGCGCTTCTGGTACGCCTTCGCCGGGTCTGTCGCGTTACGCTCCCGCTCCCGGATCGCATCCAGGCGGGGGAAGTCCCGCGCGTTCGTGTCGACCGTCGCCGTGACCTGATCGGGGCCGTAGTCGACCTGCGCGACATGCACCAGCAGGTCCTCCCCGCGGAACCCCCGGATGATCCCGTTCGTGCCCTCGTCGATCAGGTAGCGGCTGTGCTCCTGCGGGTCGGTCTCGAACGCGACCGTCCCGACCCAGCCGGGGTTGATCTCCCGCGCCAGGTAGTCCGATGCGCCCTGCCGGCCCTCCGCCTTCGTCACGCCCTGCCCGAAGTCGATCTTCTCCTCCACCCGCAGCACGCTCGGGTCGTAGGCCGGGTTGGGGCCCAGGTCGTCACCGTCGGGGCCGTACCGGCGGGGCATGACGTTCGACGCCCACGCCAACGGCAGGTAGAAGCAGTCCAGGGTGCCCGTGTTCGACCCGGTGCCGAACGTCGCCGCCCACGTCTGCGGCCCCACGTAGCCGTCACGCTGGATGCCCGCGGCGGTCTGAACCTCCAGGCAGCGAGCCCGGTCGGCCCGGCCGTACACGCCAGTGACCGGCAGCCCGACCTTCCGCTGCCAATCCGACACACCACTACCGGTCGTGGTCGAAGCATCCCGGGTGCCGAGCCCGATCGACGCTGACGGAGCCAGCGGATACGGCGGCGTGTCGTCCGGCCGCCAGTTCGGGAACATGGCGTTGCGCCACCGGCCCCCATCCGGGGAGATGCCCTCCCCGAAGATCACGTTCGGCGCCTGCGAGTAGTCGCGGGTCAGGTCGATGGTCACGCCACGCTGCCCGTTGTGCGTCGACCACGACACCGTCGTCGTGTCCTTCTGCTCGAGCACGGGTGCGCGGTCCGCGCACTTCACGGTCCACTGACGGCCACCGGTGACGGCCGTCGCCAGGAGCTGCTGGACGAAGCCGGTGATCCTGGGCTCCCAACCGCCCAGGACTGACGTCACACAGCCCATGTTCACCGACGGCACTTCGGTGTGGCGTCGGGAGACCGCCGAGTTCATGGTGTCGGCGATGACCACCCCGACGTCCCGGGGGCTGGTCAGGAACGCGGGGGTACGCAGTTGCCAGTCGGACACGTACACGACGCCGGCGCACTCCACGGTGAACACGCCAGCGTCGGCGCGATGCCCGAACGAGCTGACGACACCGGAGAACCTCTGCACCACGGCCCCACCGGTCACGGCCAGGCGGATGTCGACGTTCGCGCCGGCGACACACCACGCAGGCAGCAGATGGAACGGTGTGATCTGCGGCAGTTGGATGACCGCAGTCTGGGAACCGAAAGGCTCGGTCCGGGTCCACGTCGGCACCGGCGTCGGAGCCCCGTCCCAGTAGGTGATGTCGACGCCCTCGACGACGATCTGAAGGCGCCCCACCTCCTCACGGACCACCTCGTCGGGCAGCCAGTCGATGGGGTTCCCGTGCGCATCCAGGACGGGGGAGGGCATGATCTCCGACACCCTCCACAGCACCGGGTCGGGCACACCGGCGGGCGGGAGCGCCGGCTCAGGCGGCTCCGGTGGGATCACGGACCCGCCCGGGGTGCCCTCCGGCACGTCCGGGATGTCCGGCTCACCCTCACTGACCATGGCGGCGCCGTGCAGCGCCCACGAGCCGACAGCAGTGAGCGCCGGTGCACCTAGCCAGTCCGCGCGCAACTGCGCCGACACAGCAGCCCAGTCCGCGTCACCCGTCCACACACCCGCCCACATCAGCGCGTCGCCCGGGTTGAGCACCAGCTGGAACATCTGCGTCTGGTCGACCATGTCCGTCCACGAACCGGCCAAGACACCGTCGAGGTACAGGGTCAGGTCGGCGCCGTCGAACGCGAGGACGCCCGCCAGCCACTCCCCACCCGGCCGCGACACGGTCTGGAACTCGGCGCCGATCACCGACAGGGCGGAGGTCGTGAAGCCCGCGGCACGCCCATGGCAGAACACCCACTGCTGCAACCCGGTCGCTGCGCGCAACACGAACCCGGCCGCACCCTGCACTGGTGCGGGCGTCCCCGCGTCGGTGTACGTGTAGCTCACGATGTCGCTGCCGGCCGGGACCGTCAGGATCTGATGGGACCCGGACGCGGCCACCTGCCCGGCATCGACGCTGTCCCGGGACAGGTTGGTGTCGACGGCCAGGGGGATCGTCTCGACGGCGCCGAGGGGCAGGTCGTCCAGGGCGGTCGACCAGACCAGGTCAGCCACTGGTCGTCCTGAACGTCACGGCGCCCGGCTCAAGGCTCAGCGGCGTGTCCACGTCGGGGCTGATGATCGTGGGATCCCCGGACGTGTCGACGAGGCCGGCGGAGATGATGACCTGTCCGTCCGTGGCGGCGTCGAGCAGGGCCAGGGCTGCGATGTGCCAGCCGTCGCCGGCGACACCGGCGTCGAGCTCGACGAGGGTCGTCACCCCGTCCGTGGCCGGCCCGAACACCGCATGGGTGACTGAGGTGCCGGTGGTGGCGATCAGGGCGCCAGCATCATCGAGCCAGCCCAGCCACAGCACGGACGGCACGAGGTCACTATGCGACGGCCCCAGGATCGCCTGAGCCGCGACGGAGAGGTACCCAGCACCTATGGTCACCTGCCCAGGGTCGGTCTGGGCGTGTCACCCGGTTCGTGTCACGCGACGAGGGGGGACACCGGGATCGTCAAGGTCACGTCCAGCAGCTTGGCCATGGCCGAGAACTTCTCGAGCGGGGCCTCCACGTCGGCCGGCTCGCACGTGTACGTGGTCGCCACGCCCTCGATGGTCACCGTCACCTCATAGGACAGTGGCGTGACGTAGGGCAGCAGCTCCTGGTAGCGGTTCGCCGTCGACACCCACGAGTCGCCCTTGCATCGGACCTGCACCGTCAGGGTGCCGGCGTCGAGGACCGCACCGAGCAGCGCCCGGCCGTGCATGTAGGTGCCCTCGACGGTGCGGCGCCGCCAGGAACGGCCGGTGGCGACGACCGACACAAGCTCGTAGTCGTCGCCGTCGGTGATCGTCAGATCCGTGTCACCGCTGAACGTCACCTGTGCGTCGAGATCAGCCATGAGAGCCTCCGCCGAGTCGCCGCATCTGCTTCGTCCGGTCCCCGTACACACCCAAGGACTCCGCGTTCACCACGTACGCGCGCTGCACCGTCACCGGCGAGTACCGCTCGTTCGTGGAGTGCACCGGCACTGTGACGACCTGCGGCACCGTCCCACCACCGGCGAAGCCGCCGAGGTAGCGGCCCATCTCAGCGCGCACCCCACCCACCCCGAGGGTCCGGGCGATGCGGTTCATGTGGTCCACGAAGCCCTTCCCGACAGCGACGGTCCACTCGGGCCGCATGATGGCCTCACCACCAGACACCCCGATGTGCCCGATGTCACGACCCGGCGTGTACCCCGGGTAGACCCCACCGGACGCGTACGCGGTCAAGCCACCGCCGCCGCCCATGCCGGTCGCCCACCGCTCCTGCTTCGTCAGGTCGAACTTCGACGCGTCGTTGAAGCCCTGCAGGAACTGCAGACCCAGGGATTGGCCCACGTTGTAGATCTGGTAACCGCTCACGCCCAGGCTGTCGGCGATCTCCTGGATGGTGTTCGCGGAGCCCTCCTGCAGGGCGATCTGGATGCCCAAGCCCAGGTTCCCGCCGATGGCCTTCCCGGACAGCACACCGGCCTGCGTGACCTCCGCCTGCGTGGTCAGCGTGCCCGTGAGGTTGTCGATGGTGACGCGGGCGTCGTTCGTGAAGTCGATCGCCGTGGGGTCGCCGAGGAGGGCCTTGCGGGTGTCCGCGGAGGCCTCCGGGCCCTGCGCGATGAGCTGCGACAGGTCGGTAGCGTTCAAGCCCTTGGATGCGAGAGTCTGGATGTCCGATACGAACGTGCTGGTGGTGTCGATGATCCCCTGCACCTTGGCGCGGTACTGCGCCACCGGGTCCGACCGGGTTTCGGTGTCCGTGAGGGACTCTGTGGCGTCCTGCAGGGCCTTGCGGGCATCAGCGACGGACTCCTCAGCACGGACCTTGTCGTTGACGCTCACACCCTTCCGGGCGTACGTGTCCTCCCGGTCGGCTTCCGCGTCCCGCAGGGACTTCGTCGCGTCGGTCACCTTGTCCCGCGCTGAGGCGACCTCATCAGCGGAGGCAATGTCGAGCTTCTGCGTCGTGAACGACGCGTCGGCGGCCTTCCGTGCCGCCTCACCAGCCTCGTCGATGGCCTTCTGCTGATCCTCCGACCAGGTGACCCACGCGTTCGCGTTCGCGGACACAGCGGACGTCTGCAGCGTCAACGCGTCGGTGCCCTGATTGTCGGCGGCAGCCTTCTGCTTCCCGACCCGGATCGCTTCCTCGATGGTCCCGTTCGAGCCGGCGACCCGCTGGCTGACGATGTCGGCTGCTGCCGCGTACTCGGCCTCCGAGATGCCGAGCGCCTTCAGCCGGGTCTGCAGTTGCTCGTAGTCGGAGTCGGTCTGCCACCGCTTCGTCGCGTCCTGCACCTTCTCCAGTGCGGCGACATTCCCGAGGGCGGCGTCCGTGACGACATCGAGGCCCAGGCCGAGCTTCGTGGCTTGGTCGTACGCCGACTCGGAGGGTCCGATCCCAGTCTGCTTCTCCGACAGCTGGTTCTTCACCCATTCGCGGGTGTTGTCGGTCACGGCACCCGTCTGCTCGTCCAGGGTGGCGGAGACCTCCTGGATGGCCGCCTGCGCTTGCGCCTGCGCGGAGGAGAACGCCGCGATCGCCATCGTCACACCGGTGATGGCCAGGCCCCAGCCGCCACCGAACGCGCCCAGCAGACCAGACCCGATCGACGACGCTGCCGTACGGGTCACAGAACCCGCGGTGGTAATCGCGGTGCTGAACCGTCCGACCCGACTGTAGGCGCGATCTGAGGAGACGCTCATCGCGGCGAGGGTCCGCTGGTAGCGCACCTGTTCGGAGATGGCCGTCGTGGTGCTCGAGGCGACGGACTCGAGCCGTGGGCCCAGGAAGTGCGCTGCCGCGCCAGCGGCGAGCATCGCGATCGCCGCCGACTGCACCGGCGCCGGCAGAGCACCGAACGTCTGCGCGCCCGACTTCACGACGCCCATCAGGTCCTGCAGGCCACGCAGCCCCGACAGGGCCGCCGGCACGAGGTTCTCGGTGATGGCGCCCGCCATGTTGCGGAACGCGGTGCGCGTGGAGTCCAGGGTCGCGGTGATGCCGCCGGCGCCCTTGATCTGCGCCATCATCCCACCGAACGCCACCGTGGCGCCGTTCACACCGTCGGTGCCGTTGTTGATGCCGTTGACCAGGCCCTCCACAGCGACGTCCGCCGGGATCAGGCCCTTCTCGATGAGCTTCTGGTACTCACCGGTCGTCATGCCCGCCTGGTTGGCGAGGATCTTCAAGCCGTTGACGCCGATCTCCGAGAGCTGCATCAGCTCCTGGCTGCTCAGGCGGCCCTTCGCGTTGATCTGCCCCAGTGCGCGGACGAGGCTGCTCACACCCTCCTGACCCTTGCCCATCGCAGTCGCGGCGTCACCCACACTGCGCAGGATCGGGATGACGTCCTTCGTGGCGAAGCCGTAGGTGACGAGCTTCTGCGCCTGATCCGTCAGGTCCGTGAACGCGTACGGCGTCTCCTTCGCGAACTCGAGGATGTCGGCGAGGAACGACTTCGCCGCCCCCTGCGAGCCCAGGAGAGTCGTCAGGGCGATCTGCGTGTTCTGCGTGAACGTGTTGAAGCCGAAGCCGACATCCCAGACCTGCTTGACCAGCAGCGCCAGGCCGGCGTACCCGGTGAGCTGGCCGAGGGTGGCCATGATCGACGACCCCGACGACCTCACGGCCGCGGTGGTCTGCTCGGTGGACGACTGGGCGCGGCGCTGCGCCTCCACCCACCGGGTGGCCATGGCCTGCTGATCGGCGGCGATCTGCCGGGAGGAGGCCGTGACCTGGGTCTGCTGTGTCTTCGTGCCCGTGGTACTGCGGTTGGCGGCGCGCTGCATGGTCGCCGCGGACTGCTCCATCGCCGCCGCAGCACGCGCCATGCTCGACGCGCTCTGGTTCGCGAAGTCGGCGATGACCTTGTTGCCTGCGGCGAGCTCCGCGCGCAGGGACGCGATGTCACCGGTGACCTGGACGCCGAGGGTGTACGCCTCACCGAGGGACACGCGTCACCTCCAACGCCCAGCCGACACGCAGGTCCGGGGGGGCGTCGTGGTACTGCTCCTCGAGGTGGTGTTCGTGGGCGCAGGCCGCGCAGTACGCGCGGGTGATGGTCACGGCGTCCGGGTCAGTCATGGCAGCCCGGGGGTGCTTCCCGGCGGGGCACAGGTCGCGGCGGGCCAGGACGGTAGCGATCGCGAGATCCTGCGACGCTTCCGGCCACGTCAGGAACTGCGCGTGCGAGATGCCCATGTCGACGCACACCGAGGCCTCGACGGCGATGACCGGGTCCTGGTCGATCAGGTCAGCAGCCCACGTGTGATCGGGGAGCACGACGGTCAGGGCCCGGTTGTAGGCGCGCAGCGCCTCAGTCTCCGTGCCGGTCTCCCACACGAGCGGGTCCATGCCGGCTGCGGCCAGGACGGCCTGCGCGAAGTCGTCGCTGGGGTCCTTGGGGTCGACGGCGGGGTGGTCCTGGCGGAGCCTGAACCACACCGCGCGTCGAGGCTCCACGATCAGACCTGGACTCTGATCGCGGCGTTCACCAGCATCTCGATCTCCCCGGCCGACCACGCCGGGTCGTTGAGCATGTCCTCCACGACCGCGGCGGACATCTTCGGCTCGTGGGATGCGTCGCGCAGGATCGTGGGCGTCATGGCGTCCACGTCGAAGAGCAGATCCTTGTCCTTCGACGGGTACGCGGCCTTCAGCGCCTTCCACGCCTTCCAGCCGAGGGGCCGGAACGAGTACACCTGGCAGCCGTCCGTGAGGGCCTGGTTGGCGTGGTCGACCTGGGCCTTCAGCGCCTCAAGGTCGGCCTCGTCCGCGGCGGCGACTTGGGCGGCGACGTCGTCAGCCGGGATGCCGGAGTGGAGGGCCTGCTGCTGACGCACCCGGGCGGTGAACGACTCGAGCAGCTGGTGCGCGGTGTGGTCCAGGGCGATCTTCGCCGCGGCGACCGTGTCCTCCAGGGTCGCGTCCAGGCAGATCGGGACTTCGATGAGGCGGGGCTTCTTGTCCACGGGTGAGCGTTCCCTTCCCTACAGGTGGAGGCGCCCACCCCACCCGGGGTGGGGGTTTACGGGTGGGGTGGGCGCCGGTTTGGGGGACTCCCGACGGGTCAGGAGGTGGCTGCGCTGAGCACGCCCTTCCTGAGGGGGTGCTGCGCCGCGAACGTGATGCCGACGGTCGACGCCGCGGCGTCCAGCGACAGGGTCGGCATCTGCGCCGAGACCTTCTCCCGCTGCCAGTAGCACTTCGCGCCCGGCTCCGGGTCCTGCGTGTGCAGGAAGAACACCAGCGTGCCCTCCTCGTCGGCGACCAGGTTGTCGATGACGAGCTGCCGCAGCTCCGCGATGGAGTCGGTGCCGTCGTCGTCGACCACGGTCAGGACGGGGGTGCCCATCGTCGACTCGCCGGCGATCTGGTACGACGTGCGGCTGCGGAGGATCGGGACGTTGATGTTGTTCGGCGTGGTGTCCAGGCCGGTCAGGCCCGTGGTGGAGTCCGTCAGGTCCAGGACTCCGTCAGCGGTCAGCTGGTCGTAGGTGGGGCCGGCGGCGTCGACCTCGATGGTTCCGGGCAGCCAGTACGCGCTCCCCGTGCCGCGCCACATGTAGAGAGCCATGTGCTTGTCTCCTTGATCGGTCAGGCAGCGGGGGTGCTGCGCTCGACCGTCAGGGTGCGTCTGGGGGTGTCACTCGGTGCTGCCAGCCGATGCGGTAGGTCTCGACCCAGGTGTGCACGCCGTCGAGGGTGTCGCCGTGGCCGTCGCGCTGGCTGGTCACCGGGTCGAACCGGTAGTCCTCAGCGGTCAAGGGGTTGGTGGGGCCACCGCGGGCGCGGGCGGACAGGATGTCGCGGACCGCGTCTCCGGCGAGGCGCGCATGCGTGCGGTCGTGGCCACGGATCGTCACCTGCATGAGGAAGTCCGCGCGCTCCGGCGCGCCCATCGTCACCGCGACCGGGATCGGGGTGGTGACGGGCGTCAGGGACACCGTGCCGACGGTGATGGTGTCGGCGTCAATGCTGACCGTCAGGCCCTGAGGAAGCATGGAGGCCAGGAGGGTCTTGGCGGCTTCGAGCGGTACCGCGGTGCGGGTCAAGGACACGTCAAGCCCCCCTGGTCAGGCGCAGAACAGCGACCCGGAGGTCGGCGATCAGCTCGGGTCGGGTCGCATCCACCGCGGGCCGCACATGCGGGTACGGCGGCTGCGTGAACGCCCGACCCAGGGAGTCGACGTCCGTGAACCCGTACTCGAGGCGACGTGCCTGCGGACTGTTCGTCGACACCACCGCGGAGGCGTTGCCGGCCGCGTCCCTGCCGGTGGCTAGAGCCCAGGTGCGCCGGTAGTCGCCTGTGGCGACGTTCGGGCCCGGACCGGTGCCGGGGATGTGCGGCAGGCCCCGCCGGTGGAACCCCGTTGACGCGTTCGCGCGGATCCGCGTCAGGAGCGTCGCTCCGGCGTCGTACACGACCCGGCTCACGGCGTCCTGCGCCCGGTCCGCGAGGGCCGTCAAGGTGGGTGGCGTCGAGACGTGGATCTGGATCATCGGGTCGGCCTCGCGTACACGGTGAGCACCGCGCCGGCGGACGAGACGACAGCGCCCAGGACCCGCGCGTCCGCGCCGGACAGGTGCGGGTCGAGGGAGGCCTCGCAGACGATCCACGACCCCACCGGCGGCATGGGGGTGTCGGGCAGGAGCACGACCCTCCAGTCCGTGGCGTGCACTTCCACCCCGGGCAGGAGCTCGTGCATGACGTTCATGCCGGCGGGTGCGACGATCGCCGCGTACGAGCCCAGTGGTGTCGCGGTCGTGGAGGGTGCGAGCGTGTCGGGGTCGGTGGCGGTGACGCGGGTCTCCACGCGCACCGTCGTCCCCGACGTCGTGATGGCCGACGCGGCCAGGCTCTGCCCCAGGGCGAACAGGGGTCCGAGGTCAGGCACGGGCCATCTCCGCGATCTGCTGCAGCACCACCGCGTACACGTCTCGGCGCGCGCTCGCGCGCAGCACACGGGCGCAGCGCGCCTCCAACGCGGCGGGGCTGATGGCGGCCACGGCGGCGATCGCGGCCTCGTCGACCTCAGCTGGTGTGGGCTCACGCACCACGTGGACGATGCCCTCACCGGTCACGTCCCCGGAGCCGCACGTCCACACGGTCAGCACCGCAGGCTCACCCGGGATGACGTCCAGGGCGATGCGCGACGCGTCGATGTGGACGCCGTTGACGCGCACACTCGACCGGCCAGAATGCACCTCGACCGCGAACAGGCTCATGCCGGTCAGGGTGCGGCGGGGTGTGTCACGCGGAGTGCCGCGCCAGGGTCGCGGCGTGGCGGCGGCCGGCCGCCGTGTTCGGCAGCGTGCCCGTACTGGTCGACACTGCCGCGGTGGTGCGTGCTGCTGTGGTGCTGGCGGTGACGGGGTAGCCGACGTACTGACGGGCCGCCGCATCCCACACGGCCTCCGTGGCCTTCGGGCCCACCGGGGAAGCCCCAGCTGCGTCCTCAGCGGACTGGATGTCCGGGCGGGGCGTGGTCACGCGTCGGCAATGGGGATGGCTGAGGGGATGCTCTCGCGCATCGGCGAGGTTCACGATCTTCCCGTTCGCCAGGTCGGGGTCGGTGTGGCTCAGCCAGCCACACCCAGGTCCATCCATGACCTCCCACCACTCGATGCCGAGACGGGCGCCCTGGTTGAGGCCGCCCTCCTGGTAGGTGGTGGCGCTCTTCGTGCGGACCACCATCTCCGCGTACGCGGGCAGGGGCATGCGGGCGCCGTTGACATAGGTGATGGCGGTGATGCCGCGAGCCTGGAGCTCACGGGTCAGGTCGGCGGCGGCCTGCATGGCGGTCTGCCCGGTGATGATCTTGTCGCGCACATGCTGACGGGTCAGGTCCCGGATCAGGGCTTTCACGTCGAGGCGGACGCCCTTCGTGGCGGTGAGGAGGTCGCTCATCATGTCCGCGGCGAGGGCGGTCACCGCGGACGTGTCGACGGCGGTGAAGCCCACACCAGCCCCCACGGTCAGGGCGGTGACGGTGGCGCCCATCTGGTAGACCGCCGCGGTGGCGGTCATGACGTGGCGGGCAGCGAGGGCGTCAGCGTTGGCCATGAGGGTCCGCACCTGCGCGTCCAGGGCCGTGAGGCGTGCGCGTCGGGCGGTCACGGACAGGCCGGGCCATGCCTGGGCGAGGTCGTCGAGGAGGGTCAGGATGCGCTGGTGTGCCGCGGTCAGGTCCGTCAGGAGTTGCGCGGTCAGGGCTTCGATCTGGGGGGGCTGGGTCACCGGGGCCGGTCCGGGCGTCGCATGACCCGCACGGTCGCCCCCGTGGGGGTGCCGGTGAGGGCGGCGATCTGTGCTTGCAGGTCCGTGATGAGGGCGTCGAGGCCTGCGAGGTCGGCCTTGCTCATGCCGACGGACAGGACGCCTTCGAGGCTGAAGCTGGTGGTCTGCTGGCCACCAGCGGTGGCGTCGGCGCGGCGCCGCATGAGCACCCGGAGTGCGATCTGCTGCCACCAGGTGGCTTCGTCGGCGAGGGTGTAGAGGGCCGAGTCGTCGGGGGTGGTGCCGACGTAGTCCCGCACGTGGGCGAGGTCGCGGTCGGTCAGGTCCATGCGGTCATGGTGTGGTGCGGGGTGCCATGCGACCTGGGTCAGATGCGGGGGTCTAGCCCGGATCCGTCACATGTCGATGACGGTCAGACGGATCGGCATACCCCAACCCGTCACGTACCCTGCGGCACTCGTCAGGTAGCCGTCCTGGTTCGGGGACCAACGCCACACCACGATCCCCACGGTGTGCGTCCCGGCAGGGATCAGCCGGGGCGAGGAGTCCAGGTAGTCCCGCAGGTTGATCGGCCAGAAGTCGTTGTTCGTGCTGTGCGTTCCGGCCATACTCATCCGCTCCATGCGGACGCCGTCGATCACGAGGTCGAACCCGATCCCGTTCAACTGCGTCCCGGCAGCGGGCAGGTGGTTGAGGTAGGAGGCGTCGAACTCGACGACCGTCGGGCCACCGTCGAAGCACGCCGGAACGGTGGTCATGAGGGTCTGCGGCGCAGACGTGGTGCCCGTGATCTGCACGTCGGTGGTCAGGTTGACGTGGGCGATGACCTGCCCCGGGGTGGTGGCGCAGGTGGTGACGCTCGCAGCGTCCGCGACGCCCTGCCCGATGGCGAGCACTGCGGCGATTCCGACGGCCGCGAGAACGCTCTGGCGTTTGTTCATTCTGGGGTCCTTACCCGAGGCGGGTGACTTTCTGACGCCACCTATGGCGTCAGGTTTTGATGATCTTGGTGACGGTGAGGAACGGGGGGAGGTTGTTGTGCGCCGTGCCGGAGCCCATCGGCTCGGTGAGAAGCGCGGGGCCGGTGGTGGCGGAGTTGATGCCGAACTTTCCGACCCCGGAGGCCACGTTGTCGAGGTAGAGGGCGTCTGGGGTGGGGTTCACCATCACGTTCAGGCGGCTGGCCGGGAGTTCCGCCTTCGTCAGAACGTGGGTCTCTTCGCCGCCCGAAGATGCGAGCGTGTGGCTGGTGTGTCCTGCCGCGGTGGAGTCACCGACGCCGAGAGCGACACGCCCCTTGAAGTTCGGCAGGTTGAACGTGGACGAGCCGTCCCCTGCCCCGTACGTCGTCGAGATGACGGCGTACAGGGCCGCGTACGTCGCGCGGGAGACAGCCGTTCCGTCGCACAGCAGCCACCCTGTCGGCGCCGCACTCCCAGCGAAGTCGAGGATGGCGCCAGAGGGGACGGCACGTCCGTCCACGTACCCCTTAGTCGCGGCGTCGGTGGACCCAGAGGGCGCTGCGCCGAGTTGCTTGCGCGCCATCAGCCGACCACGGCAACACGGTATGCACTGGCCGCAGGAGCAGTGGCGAACCTGACTGTCACGGTGTTGACCGACGTCCTCTCGATGTCCACCTCGACCTCTTCGTACGTGCCTGAGTTCAGGTAGACCTGGACCATCACGTCTCTGGTGTTGAGGCTGTGGGTCACGACGAACGAGGTAGCCGCACCATCGCCGATCAGCGCCCCGAACTTGCGAGCCACCACAGCCGTGTCCACGCCAACAGAGTCCGCGGCGACGGTGATGCCAGTCCCTGCGCCGACATCGAACGTCGTCCCGCTCTGGGTCAGACCGGCGCCGGCCACGTACGCGCCAGCTCCGGAGAACTGCGTCCAGACGTGAGCGGTGGTGCCGGGGGTGATCGCACCGTTGGTCGTGATGACCCACCCCGTGTCGGACTGGGTAGACCCCTCCTCCACGAAGACGAACGTGCCACCGGTCAGTTCCCCTGCGGCGTCAGCGTCGGCCGACCGCGCCCAGGCAGCGGCAGCTGCGACGTAGATGCCGTTCTGCGAGGCCGTGGTCTGGTTCTTGAGCAGGACACGGTCGCCCGCCACCGTGGTCACGCCATCAACCACCAGTAGGCCCGTGATCGAGGCGACGTTGGCGGTCGAGGCGACTCGAACGGACGCCTTGACCTCCAGCCCCTGCGCGGTCGCATCGACGTACGCCTTGGTCGCCGCGTCCGTTGCCGACGTGGGAGTGCCGAGACCCGTGATCTTCTGGTTGTTCAGGGGGACGGACGCCGTAGGAGCGGCGAACTCGTCCAGGCGGTATGCCTTGACGACGGCGGCGAGGTCGGTGATGGTCGAAGAGGTCTGCGTGTGGTTGACCGCAGCCTTCTTGTCCAACTCGACCTTCAGCCCAGCCGGGTGGACCGCACGCGTGTTGTCCGTACCCGTGGTCGTCTCTGCCGCCGTAGCCAGTTCGACGCTTCCCACCACGGTCTCGGACGCCGCCGGGACGGCGAAGGTCAGTGTGCCTGCCACGTCGTCGTAGGCGACCGTGATGCCGGTCTGCGTGCCGACCATCGCCCCCACGATGTCCTGAAGGGCCTCTGTGCTCAGCGACGAGCCACCAGCGTCCACCCAGGAGGTTCCGTCGTAGAAGCGGACCTTCTTCAGCACCGTGTCGTAGTAGATGCGACCCTCTGTCGCAGCAGGGGCGGTCGCCAGGTTCTGAAGACGGACGTTGAGGAGTTCGTTGCCAGCCAGGTCTACTGCGGTCAGGAACGTCTTCGCCATGACTGCGGGCCTCTCAACTCAGGTAGGCGGTGCCCGAGAAGGCACCGGAGAACGTGACCATGACGGTGGACATGCTGGGGTAGGTGACGTCGCCTTCGACCACGCTTCCTGCCGAATCCACGACCGTGATGGACGGGAAGAACTCCAAGGGGTGCGTGATCGTCCACGTCTGCTGTGGTGTGGGCTCGTGGTGGACATAGGCCACGGTGCCGACGTCCCCGCCGTTCAACCCCCTCGGACCGATCAACCCCTGAGGACCGACGGGGCCGACCGCGCGGACGACCTCGACCACTCTGGATGCGGGCGCGATGACCTGGACCACAGGGACTGGGGCCGCGACGACCTCCACGACCCTGAGTTCGGGCGCGACGATCTGGACGACCGGGACTGGGGTCGCGACGATCTGGACCACCGGAACGCTGGTGGCGACGACTTCGACGACCTCAGTCATCGCGCGTCACGTCCGCGGACACGAGCACGGCGCCCATGACGAGACGGATGACCTCACCGCCCGGGTTGACGAGCTCGAGGTCCCACACACCCTGCGCGCGCGCCGGACTGTTCCATTCGGGCGCCTCGGTCGTGGTGT